CCCTTACCTGTACCAGAGCGCGGGAGCCAAAAGTCCTCTAGGATAGACATATGCTTCTTAGAATCGACGACCGTACCCGTATTAATATCGTATACTTGTTTGTTCTTATAACGAGCCATGACATCTTTAATGTACTGCTCACCCTTGGTACGGGACATACCATTCGTGTCGATATAGAATACGCGTCGCTGAGGGGCGCGAGACATGCGATAGATGACCTCAGAGTCTTCCATCATACGTAGCTGGTTCATTGGTCGTATCGCCTTGTGTAGGTACGATAGAACCATCCCCGTGGATGCATCCACGCGGCCAGAAGTCACATATGCAACAGCATCCTTGGAGATTTTTAGACCCTGCTTCTCATTACCAGTAAACCCTGACTCAGAATATACAAAGTAATCATCTTGACCCTTGATGATATCTACACCAGTCTTGGGGTCTTTTTCTTTTTTGATTTCGATAACTCGTTTGAGCTTGACAGTATCAATTGGGCGCAATTCGATAATCCCCGCCTTGGGGGAATCTTTACCGATAACCTTATGGAATGCAAGTTTGCCATCAACGTACCACGTACGCACAATATCAGACCCCATCGTATTAAACGACAACATGGTCAGAATATTGGTAAACTCATCCTTGATAATATCCTTGGTCTTCTCTGAATATTGTTTCACGAAAGTTTCCGTGAAGTCAATTTCAAGAGGAACCTTATACTCGTCATAAATGAGCAATTCATTCACGATTTCATCCACGGCCAAATCAATATCGGCAACCAGTGATAGTTCCCGATATTTCTTAACTAGATCAATTTCGGATTTAACCGATGATGGGTCAAGATCAATCGAATATGAATTATATGCAGCACCAGAACCGACATTAACATCGATATTGGTACCACCATCCTCATTCAGTACAGGTACAAACGATTGTGGGGTTTCTTTATCAACTTTTTTCTTGATTTGAAACCCAAACAAATTCCACCCTTGGTTATCATCAGTCATCAGTTATTCCAATAGTAAAATACTATTTATTCAGTGATCTGATTTTGATTGTCCATTACTTCCCAGTAATCGATAGAGAACTCAACTTGGAATTCTTCAATTGTCGCAGTGTTACCAAAGTCGAGACCAATCTCAGAAATTTGCTGTGGGAAGCAGTTGACGAATTTATATTTTTTGATTTCTTTATCGTTACGATCAAGCTGTGCAACATACAAGTCTAATGAGTAGTCTGTAGGGGCAAGACGACCATTGGTCTGTGAATGGTTCAAGATACCATTAGACCATTGTTCTAGTGCATTACGTGCTAGGAAGTCGTTATCGTTAATGACGGTAACATTCCAATTAGCAAACTGACGTTCACCAGCAATCTTTGCGATACGACCGCGAAATGGTACATCGATAGGCTGAATGATAGAAGCAGGCAACGATGCCGCCTTAACCAAGAACTGAGTGGCCTGACCTGGGGTAGGTACAGTAACCCAATTTGGGAAGTGGATAGAAACCATAAACTGTGATGGGCGAGCACCACCACCAGCTAGGTATGAACGAAATGAGTCGATTTTTGCCATTATTTTTCCTTATAATTGCGTGTTGTTACGTTATTTAATTTTGGTAATCTACCAGATTTAAAACTTTGGTTATCATTAATAAATTTAGAAAATTCTTCAAGCGTTAGCTCTTTATTTGCAACATTAGAAGACTTGAATTTATACTCTTTATTTCCGTCGTTATAGGTTTTAATACCTTGACGCATAGGATGTTTCGTGTAGATTTTTCCTTCAAAATATTTCCGGTTATTAGAAAGAAATAATCCAAATTCTTTATCTGTTAATTCTTTATCCGTGACATTTGAAGATTTGAACTTATATTCCCTATCACCATCATTATAAGTTCTACATCCTTTATGGGTAGCACCACCTTTTACACCATTCCTACGCTGGACTTCGGGGTCTTTAAATGGCGAGTATGAATCATTCTCGATTTTCGTTCTTTTTGCTTTTGTAGAATTCAATATTCTTTGTTCATGTGAACATGTTTGGAATCCAGCTTTACCCAATTCTGCACATCGTTTACCACCCATAGATGACATTTCTAATCGTTCAAATGGGTCTCGGTTTGATTGAGTCGTTTTAGACCACCCAGAACGTTCTTCAAATGTTGCTGCGTGAATACCAATACCTCTATCAACTACAGTTTTTCCTAGGTTTATATTTCCCCTACCACCTGGTTCTAAATTATATGAATTTTTATCTTGTGAATATGTTTTCACAAAAATAGATTCGTACTCGAATGCGATATCTTCAGTTTCACATTCTAGTAGAACTTCTCTAATAAAATTCTCTTTTCCATATTTCCTAATTGCACGCTTGATCAATCTACCGGAGCCATAATAGGAATCCTTTTCCCCACCATGTACCCCGATATAATATTTTCCATTAATCAAATTCGTAGTTTTATATACAATAAAATTCATCAGTAACTCCTATAATATTAACTATTATAACATAAATTACTGATGATGTAGTTAAACTAGTGCAGCAACCTCAAAACTTACACTCGCAGCAACAGCGACGAATGTTAGAGTAATTGTATTAATTGAGTAAATTGGTTTGATTAAAATGCTAGCACGAAACTCATTGGTTTGAACCACCTGCGGAGTGTTGTTTGTTTCGTCGCATATCACTCTAAATTGATCAATACCACGACGACCCTTGACATCGCGCAAGAATGGCTCAATAGAAGCAATAAATTGCAATCGTGTAATAGAATCATTGAGTTCGAACAAATTGTATTTTGCAGACCGAGCAATTGATTTTTCAAGAATCAAGAATAAGCGGCGAACGTTAATACGATCAAATGCAGATGGTTTCAATGTGGCGGTTTTATCGCCAAACAACAAAGTACCTTGACCGGTAAATGTCACGACAGAGTTAATCGCCAATTTATACAACTCATCGCGGTGTGCCTGATTAGGGTTCCACGATAGCTTGATAGCACCACGAATTTGACCCTTTGTATAACCAGCAGGTGAATGCCATGTATCGTGTGAGGAATCTACCTTTGCACATAGACCAGCAATATCTGCATTGAGCGCAATCCAACGATACTTGTCGTTATATTTGTCATACATATATTTGTAACCTGAATCGATTACGGTATATGTGGAGTTACCGATTGCGGTTTTGAATGTGGTCGCATCAACCAACTTAGATGATGATGTACCGAATACTGGGCCACCAGTTGGTGCAGTCAATGAGATAAACAATACTGCATCGCGGCGAGTTTCTGCAATAGAATCCACTACATACTTTGCTAGTAATGTAGAAACATTACCCACGAAGAACAATGAAATATCATACAACTCAACATCACGGAAAATATCCCATGCCAGTTCTAGTTCTGCATTAGATGGAACGTTTTGATCAGTACCACCAGACATCTGATAATCAAAGTCATACCCAACGGCAACGGTATCAATCAATGATTCGTAGGCAGTATTCACGGCAGAACCGCCCCAGTTAGTAGTACCGACTGGGTGATCCATACCATACACAAACTGAGATTGATTACGTAGAACGTTGATATAGAAGTTTGATAGACCTTGGAAAGATACTGCATCGGTCGCCTTAGACACGTATGCAAATTTCTCCAATGTAGCACCCGGCGTACCTGAGAATTTACCCTCTTTATCGATAACGATAATATGGAGTTCATCATTTGAGCCACCCTTAGAACCAGCATACTCGGAGGTTCCTGGTGCAGATTGGAACTGACCACGGTATTCCCATGTTGCAAATGTCGCAGAGTCGGCAATTGATACCAACAATGAGTTACCCATAACACCCGGATAACGTGCAGCAAATGAACCCACTGTAGCCTGACCATCTGCAAAGGATGTATCAAAGTCTGCAAGGTTTTTGATCAATAGACCAGTGCCAGACGCGGTTGCATTTTTATTAACGGTGTTTGCACGAGTAACCCATAGTGCATTTGCATAAGTCAAGAATGACGTTGCAGAGAAGAATGAACCGTATGTGTTAGTGTCTGGGGGGCCAAACGTACCAACCATTGTTGCTTCATTGTCGATCAAGATCGGGGTCATTACTGGCCCCCATTTGAACACGCCAACTGTTCCACCAACCGAGGCAGATGCGCCTGGGGTTACACCAGATGCGTCTTTTTCAATAATTTGTACGCCCGGTGACTGTAAGTAAACTGCCATAAAATGACTCCTATATAATTGTGAGGTATCTGATTAGATATATGATTATTTAATCAAATCAGATTTTTGATTCTGATTTTCTTCGTTTTAATATGTTACTAACTCGCCTGAATACCGAGCCTTGTTTGATGGGTAACTGTGGTGAAACGAGACCACCGCCATTGTTTGATGTTGTTGTTACTGGAACGTCTTCATTCATTTAAAATATCCAATAGGTAAAAATCTAACTTTTCTTGTGTTACTTCGATAAAATCTAGATAATAAAAAAATGTTTCCAACACTTGCACATTTTCTGGTAATATCTTGTAATAAGACATTTTTATCGCACCCTGAACGGTGAAGCAATTCCCAAGAACAATAATATGGTTAGCAATTAACCGATGCTGAAGGTCGGTCTTGTCTGCCCTATATCGATTGATTAACTTATTGATATAGGAAAATATTTTTAAATCCGATTCAAATTCGGTAATAGAATTTAGGTGAGGTTTGTCATATTTATTGAATGCAAACTTTAGAAAATCAGACTCCGACGATATCATGCTAGGATTGAATTGTGCGTACCCTTAACGACCCATTTAGACAATGAACCGATAAAAACCAATGATATAGTTGACCCGAGCATCATGGTAGCGCTTGATATTGTTCCAGACGCAATATTGACAACATTGACACCCTTAGACACAATCATTATCTCCTGCCCATCTGTACCATTACCAAGTGTATATGGTTGAATTAATTCGGGGAGGGAAATGAGGGTGGATGTGAGCGGTAGCGATATTACACTAGCCTCAAGAACTGCGTTCTTGGTAATGCCACGATTACCAATATTCGGTAAATTTAGAGACAGCACCCCACCGGTAATCGTCTTATTCGCGCCTGATGTTATTACTGGGATAACATCTGTTGATAGTAAGGTAGATGCTAGTGGAAACGATGATAGCTTTGCGTCCATTATTCTGCGATAATTTCTTTATCGAGTTGGTGTTCAACTACTTCACCGATAATCTGTTTAGTCTCAAGGCTTTCTTGAACGACTTCACCGATGACCTTTGGTTTCTTGGTGTATTCTTTACGAATTTGTTTAACTGGTTCTTGGATCATAATAACTTCCTCAGTTGGTTGAACGGTTTCAATTTTCTCGGTTACTGGCTGGGGTAACTTTGCTGCCTCTTCTGCGGCAATTTTGCTCTTTAGGCCACCAACAGACACGAGCAATTCTTTCGTGATCGGGTTTACCCAACCAGATTCGGTTGCGATTGCAGATGGAAAGTATGTTGGTTTAGTATTTAAGATTGACATTATTGGCCCTTCGATAATATTTTTGCAATGATTTCTAGTGGGGTACGATTACCCATTTGCTTCTTTACTCTACCGGTTCCCTCTT